TGCTCCTGAACTGTGGCTGATCAAACGGTCGTTGCTCAGGTTGATTGTCAACGACGGCAACCAGTTCCTCGTCAACAAGGCGCAGGAGCTGTTGGACAGGTTGATTGATGACCATCGATGATTCCCACGGTCGTGGACGTTGAGGTAGTCGACAGGTTCTGTCACCTGTTCCGAGGCAACGCTTTGGCGAAGGAGACAGCCGACGGCGAGTTCCGCCCGTGGCGCGGCGAGGATGGCACACCGGTGCCGGCCAACGGGATCATCTTCGAGGAAGCGATCCGCGGCCACCTGGGGGGTCCGCACCGCCTCGGCGTGTACCCTCTCATGGAAGTCAAGGGCTCCCCGCATTGCAACGTCGGCTGGTTGGCTGTCGACTGGGACGAGGGCGACATTTCGTTCGTTCACGCAGTCAACGTGAGGGAACTACTCGCCCAGCTCGGCATCACCGCCTGGGTTGAAATCTCAAGATCGAAGGGCTACCACCTGTGGGTGTTCCTGGAAGAGAACCTGCCTGCCCAGATGGGACGCAACGCCATGTTCGCTGCCTGCCAACTCGTCGACTCCCCAACCCGCGAGGTGTACCCGAAACAGGTAACGATGCCCGCTAAGGGCTTCGGCAACGGAATACGGCTCCCCTATGCGCTGTCACGCCCAGAAGGCCGTCAGGAGGCTGTACGGGGCTCTGAGAGCAACCTGACCCTTGAGGCTTTCACCAACGAAGCATTCGATTCGATGACGACAAGGCAACAAATCGTCAAAATAGCGTCCCTGTATCAGCCGCCACCATCCACACGGCCGATCCACACCCCCAAGTTTACGCAACAACGAATCGACGCCAACTTCAGATTCGTCGCCCGAGACATCTGGGACCGAGGCCCCACCCACAACGACCGCAGCCTCGCCCTGTTCTCATTCGCCTGCTCCCTGTTCCGCCAGCTCTACGCCCACGACGCAGTCTTTGAATGGACTCGTCAATGCGACCTGAAATGGGGTCAGAAGTTTGCCGCCCGCGGAGCGAGCGGCGAACAACAGTTGCACAAACTTGTCGATGACGCCGGCACAAAGATGGGACGATGACATGATGGACATGGACTTTGACCACTGGTTGGTGCACGGAATCGAACAGGGATTCTGCGGACCGGCGGTATGCACCACCCACGATGGAATCCCGTACACCAGGGAAGAGGACGAAGTTTGGGGAGAAGGTGGCGACCCTTGTGTTCACATGATGCGCCCCTACACCGACGCTGCCCAAAAGCAGGAGGTTGAAGAAAACCATTCGCCGTCCACATGGCGAAAGCCCCGCTGGCGAAGGCCCCTGTGAGCTACGCGTTCAAAATCCCTGGCCGACCCAAATCGAAGAGCCGGCCACGGTTCGCCCGAGGCCGCGCATACACCGACAAGAAAACCCTCGACGCCGAACAACGCATCGCCGACCTGTACGACGGCCCCTACTACAAAACCCCAGTCTCACTCACCATGACATTCCACCCCGACTGGACCTTCGTCGAAATCGCCCCCCTCGACGAAGCTGTGTCACCTCTCACCGCCGACGCATCCAACCTGTGTAAACTAGTCGAAGACGCCCTCAACGGCGTCGCCTACCCCGACGACCGACTGGTGCAAATGCTCGTAGTGAGAAAGATTCCGCGGTGACAGGCGGATTCTCCGACCTGTCCTGGCAAGAACGATACAACACAATGGGTGACGAAGCCGAAGGCGCATTCGAGAAACGCACCGACGGATGGGCACGATACGGATTCAACCGGCCGCCCTACTCGATAGAAACACTGCCACTGTTCATGCGTTACACCCCCGACTACGTCACCGTCAACACACTCATCGAAGTAATGGGTTGCGGAGCCAAAGGTCTCAAACTGAAACAAGAAAAACTGTCGGCTTTGACCATGTGGGAGGGGCACATGCCCGTCTGGTTGTGGATTTGGTCAACGCCGAAACAACAATACGCGTTCGTTCCATTGAAGACGATCACGAAGCTCATTGACAAGGGAGAAGCGACCCCAGGGTCGTTCCGAGAGGGTAAAGCATATTACGGCTTCAAGCCGTCCCTCTTCCCTTGGAGCAACGGCAGTGACAGATGACGGACGCCGCAAAGAATCCCTTTACGACCCGCTACTCGCAAACGGAAGCGGTCGACGGCGACACGCTTCGGCATTCCACCGAGCAATGTCACCCATTGAAGCACTCATGGTTTGCTTCCCTCTCGACGAACCCGAAGAATCCGTACTGGAACAACTGCTGCTCCGCGAAGCCCTCGCAGACGCCCTCGACTCCTTGGAGGAAGATGACCGCTGGATTTTTGACATGCTTATTGTCGTTAGGTTGTCTCTGCGTTTTGTTGGCCGCGTTATTGGCATCCCTAAAACGACTCTGGCTCGTAGACGAGACCGAATCATCGCCGACCTCCAAGAACAACTCTTCGACAACCCCGTTGTAAAGGAACGAGTTGACAAACACATCGGCCCCACCATGGAAACCGACACCTGAACAATGCGTTGAAACAGTCGACGATTTGGACAAGGCGTTCCGAGACCTCGAATGGCGCCTGTTCCGCAAATCGCTGTTCCACTCCTGGGACCACGACCGGTTCGCCATTGCCCACACGGGGCTGTTAGAACTCGCCGAGATTTGCGACGCCGACCTCAGTCGGGTGGAGCCGCCTCAACGCAACAGGTAATGAACTGCATCCACTTCTCCAACCAGATCAGCACTTCTTTCTGAGCCAACCAGTTGCCGTTCTCGGCCTCTCCCCACGCACACAGCAACGCTGCGAGTTCGTCGGTGTTGAACACTGTTAGAACACCCAGACGTTCACCGTTCCATTTGGCGTGAGTGCCGTCCTCAACGTCGAAGAGGCCGCTGGTGCGTTCCAACTCTGTGGCGATACCCGCCTGAAGGTCTTCTCTGACTGGGCTCGCGAACCACGAAGACCACGCCGACTCAAAGTCGAACGCAGCCGCGTCGCTCACGACCCGATGCGTTCCTTTGCCAGGGTCTTCACTGCTGACAGCAGCGCCGCCGCGGCGGCTATCAGAGCTGTGCGAATAGTTGAACTCTGGCCGATGACGATGACGGCTGCGAAAGCCTGAACCGCTGTCCACGCGGCCCGTTCACCCCACGACCCCCAAGAAAACTTTGATGATGTAGTCACTTACCCTTCTTTCCACGGCCGGCCTTGGAATAGGCGATGGCCGCTGCTTGGTCTTTTGGATAGCCCTCACCGATCAGTTTGCCGATGTTGTGCGACACCGTCGCACGGGAAGATCCGCGTCTGAGAGGCACCCTAGTAGCGGGGCTTAGGACGCTTCGGGCGTTTCGTGCCCACTGTCAGTCTCGCAGGGCCTTGCGGGCCGCTTCCCGCGACTGTCCAGGCGGCAGGGAGAAACTGCCGCGTTTCACGCTGTCGACGAGAACACGGGCGGCTTTCACCAGCTTCGGAGTCGTACCATCATGGAACAACATGGTGTCCTACTTTCCGAACGGCCGGCCGCCGAAGGCGGCGTTGCCGAGATTGGTGGAACGCAGATACGCCGCGGCTTTCTTCGCCATCTGGCTCATATCCCACATGTTGAACGAAGACGACGAGTCGTAGGGCTGGTCGTCCTGACTGCCGAACGTGTCCTCGAACGTGCCGTAACCTTCACCTTTGGGCATTGAAAGTACCTCCTACAAGAGGAACAGAGCGTCCCACGTTGAACGGTCTACAACCCCGTTGGGGTGCAGGAAGAACAAAGACCGTTGGAAATCTTTCACCGCAGCCTTCGTTTTGGGTCCGAACACCCCGTCGATGCCGCCAGGGTCATGTCCACGGTCGTTCAGCCGGCTCTGCACCAACTGCACCAACTGGCCTCTGGAACGTCGACGCTTCGACAACGGGGTGTCGTCCAAGCCGGCACCCAAGTCGCGTATGTACCGTGCGATGCCCTCGAAGTCGATTTTCGACGGGTTGCCCTCGTAGACGACGCACCCGTTCTTCACCCATGCGTACAGCTCCGACCCTGGGCAGGTAGTCGCAGCCAAATCTTGATGCCCTTTCAACCACAGTCTCCCCCCGTAGCGGGCTTGGATGTCTTCGATAACTTCGGTGATGCTTATGAGGGCGACCTCAGGGGGCTTCTTGCCCCCGTAGCCTGTGTAACAGATACTTTCTGTTTTGAAGTTGTAATGCTTGGTGGCGGCAGAAACGATCCCTGGGCCGCGTCCCTCGTAAATCACTCCGCGTTCGTCAACGAGCCAGTTGTAGGCAATCGCATTCCAACCCCGAGTGTCGACGTGGTACCGCTCGTAGGCTCGGACTGCGACCACCCCGTTAGGTGGGTTCGCGACGCCAGAGTGATGAACGACTATTCCCACGATACGGGAAGGCCGCAGTTGTGTGAACGCCCGTTTCGGCGGTCTGGCATGCCACTCGTCGCGTGAGATGAAGTCCATCAACTTAACCCGCTTTCGTCCCAGCGAGTCTAGACGTTGCGGACCTCAATATCGATCATGCGTTTCATGTCATCCGCCAACTCGCGCTGCATACGGATCAACTGGTTGCGTTGCTCCTCAGGCGTGTTCGCCCGCAGACCCCCACCGAACATGGTCGACAGGAACGTCGTCATCCAACGCTTCTCATACTTCTCCTCGCCTGGGATGAGGCGACGCAGCCGCCCCATGAACGGCATCATCTGATCCAAGACATACAAATCCGAATCGGTCATCTTCCATTCGCCCTTGCGGTTCTTCTCCGCTTTCCCCAACCCGCCGAGGAGCGGCATCAACCCTGGGATGTTCGCATACGACGGCGGCACGTTCTGGAAACGACCCTTCAACGGCAGGTCGGCAAAGAACTGTTTGCCGGCCCACAGCTCGATAGGCAGCTTGGCATAGGGGAATGCTGCTTCGGCGAACGCCCTGGTCGCCATGTCCAACGGCTTGAGACCCGTGATCGGCCGGTCATCTGACTTCATCCAACGGTTCAGATCTTTGAACGGCATGTCAGGCAGGACGTAGAGCTGTGACCCGTCCATTCTCCACGGCAAACGAATACCCAGGTTCTCCATGAAGTAGTCGGGAACGACCCCTTCGGCTTCGCTCGCGTATTCCAGTTCGCCTTTGATCTGCCGCAGCCTCGACCATGCAGCAGGCCGATTCCCAATCGATTCGATCAGCACCGGCAGGATATTCTTCTGCCACTTCCAGAAAGGAATCACCATCTTGATTCTTGCTTCGGTTGGTGTCAGCTCGCTGTAATCGAAGTGAAGCTTCCGTACGCCCTTCCACGCATCACCGAGGGTGCCGCCACCCTCCATGATGTGGCGTGCAGCGGTCATACGCACCATGAACTCGGCGTCGGTGTTCGCTGCCCGCACCGCCCTGAACGGCCAGAAGTGCGCCCGCAACGGATTCCACGTCCCTGTGGCCGCCAAACCGGCCTTCTCCGCCACCTCTATCTGGGCCTGACCTCCGCCAGCGATCCCTGCCCGCTCTATCTCATTGAAGAACCGCCAATCCCGATCAGTAGCATTGCGGAGCATGCCGCGTATCCCAACAAGTTTGGTCGGCTGACCTGTCTCAACCGTCTTCCATGCCAGATAGGCGCTGCCAGATCCGAGGTGGCCGGCCACCGGCCGGTCCACCACGATGTTGCGGGCCTTCGCCGTGTCCTCAAGATACCGCAGGTACTTCTGGTCCTTCGCAGCGTCAATGGACGACTTCGTCGCCATGCGTCGCATCGCCGAAGTCTTCATGTGCTGACCCATCTCAACACCCAGAATCTGAGAGTTGATCCACGTCGCACCCATGATGTTACGAATCACAAACCCAGGCGTAGCCACGGCCTGTGCCTTCCAATAGTTCAACAACGACCGGTATCCCTTTGACCAGTCAGCCATCGCACTGGCACTGTTGAGTTTCGCCGCAGCCAGGGTCGCCGAAGCGAACAGGTCGGCGGACTCCTTCATGTTGACCGCCGAATAGCCCTTCAACCATGGCCCCGTCAACTGGTTCGACAGGGCCTCGTTGTACGCATGCTGGAAGCCCTGCATGGTGCGTTCCTGGTTGAGTGCCCGCAACGCATCCTCCTGGCTGTCCATGGCCGAGATGCGCCGGCCAAGCTCTGTTGACCGTCGGGCACGGTTCATTTCCAGTTCGAGTTCCATGGCCTGCTCTTTGGCGGACTGTAGGTACTTCTGCTGGTTGAACAAATCGTCAGGAGTGAGCACTTCCTTCTGGGCGATCAGACGGGCCTCTTCCAGCCCACGCTCCAGGTCTGGTGCGATGGCCTGCCACTTCTCCGCTGCCGCCTTGGCCTCTTCCAACGCTTCGCCGTACAGGCGGGCGTTGGCGAGACCGCCTGCTTCTGCTGCGGCGACCTTCTCGGCGATGTACGCCAGATCAGGCAGATCCCCCG